GGCGACACCATCACGCGATCGGCCGGTTCTTGGATCTCGGATGGCTTCGCCGTTGGTGACGTTGTCACCGTCGCCGGCTCCGTAAGCAACAATGTCACCGGTCCGATCGCCGCTCTGTCGGCGACGGTGCTCACCTTCGGCACGACGGATCTCGCGGCCGAGGGCCCCGTCTCCAATTGCACCGTCGTCGGCTCGAGCGCCCTTACCTTCGCCGAAGTCGGAGGCACGGGCGACACGATCACGCGCGGATCCGGTTCGTGGCTCGACGACGGCTTTGCGGTCGGCGATGTCGTCACCGTCGCGGGCTCGGTCTCCAACAACGTCACCGGGCCGATCGCGTCGCTCACGCCGACCGTTCTCACGTTCGGAACGACCGACCTCGCCGCCGAAGTCATCGCCTCGCACCTCGTGACCATCACGGCCGGCGAGGACGATCCCACGTGGGTCTCTTCGATCGATGCGACATTCGGATCCGTCGATGGCGAGCGGCGGATCGACATGGGTGCGGGGCGCGGCCGCAAGAAGAGCGAGATCCACGGCTGGTATCTGCGCCGGCCGGTGAGTTGGGCGGCGTCGCTTCGCGAATACCTCTTCGATGTCCAGATCCCGACGTGGCGCAAGTCCGACGGGAAGCTTCCTGGATGGAGCCTCGAAGATGCCGAGGGGAACATCGTGGAGCACGACGAGCGGACCGACGGCGGCTTGCTCGGCGCCCGCTTCACGTGCTTTCGCACCTACGGCAATGGCCCGCTCGGCGCCTTCATCGCGCTATCGCTTACGAGGGCGAGCGAGGCATCGCTCCTTTCGCGCACTCACAACATGGCCGTTACCGACGTGGCCATGGCGATTTGCCAAGCCGAGACCGAGAACGCGATCGGTCAAGTCCTCGAGTTGAACGACAACGGTACGGGCACGAATGCGTCGCTCACAGTGCTCGAGGAGCGTGTCAATAGCGCGCTCGCGATCGGGCTTTTGCAACGTCGGCCGGACGGCAAGCGCGCGAGCGCTGCGAAATGGACGGCGAGCCGCACGGACATTTTGAACGTGCCCGAGGCCAAGCTCACGGGGACGCTCGATCTACGACTCGACGGCACGCTCGAGCAAATCGCGACGAGCGTTCTCGTTCAAACCGCGGGGTGAGGTGAGACCATGGGCCAGGAATATCCGACTCTCAACGACGTCGAGCCGAGCTGGGCAGACGTTACGATCAGCCTGCCGATCTACAACGGCGAAACCGTCGCAACGAATGACATCGCCGCGGTCAAGTGGAGCGACAAGGTCGAGGTCGGCACCGTGCGCGGCACCAACGGCGGCCGCAAGTCGAAGCGCACGACCGGTCAATACGACTGCGACAGCTCGATCACCTTCTACAAATCCGGTTGGAAGGCCTTTCGAGAGAAGCTCGCCGCGATCAATCCGAAGATCTCGCTCGTCGGCTTCGACATCATGATCCAGCACACGCCGCCGAACAGTACGGCGATTCACAACGTCAAGATCGCCGGTTGCCGCGTCCTCGGACGCACCGCCGACATGGCCGAAGGCGCCGACGCCGACAAGGTCGAGATCCCCATCAACCCCATGCGGGTCGAAGAGGACGGCATTTCCCTGCTGTAACGAAAAAGGTCGAAAACCACCAACGCCTGTAGGAGGGCACCATGGAACAGAACGGAACGGGGACGGCGGGCGACGCGGTCGCGGCGGTCGATGTCGACGAGGCTTCGATCGCGCTCATCGAGGAGCGCCGCGCCGAGCGCAAGGCGGCGACGCAAAAAGAGAGAAACGCTCAATACGCGATCGACGTCGAGAAAGTCGACGAGCTCGAGCAAGAGCACGGCGACACGCGCATTCGCGTGCTCAAATTGCCGTCGTTCGTTGCTGGCCTTCCGACGCTCATCGTCGTCAAGACGCCGAGTGATGCGCAGATGAAGCGCTTTCGGACGATGGTGCGCAAGGCCGCCGCGGATGCCGAGGAAATCGGCAAGGCGAAGGATCTGCTCGCGGCCTCGGTCGTCGTCTATCCCGACGAGCTCACCTACGCGCGCATGAAAGTCGCTTGGGGCGCGATCCACGATTCGGTGGGCAACGCCGCGATCGAGATGGGGCAAGCGGAGGGAAAAGGCTAAACGAGCGCACCGCCGAAGCGCGCAAAGACGCGGTTGCGCTCGCGCGATGCCTGATGGCTTGGCGCCGGGGAGACGAGAACGATGAGGCATTCGCCGGCGCCATCGTATTCGCAGAATTCGTGAATCTCGTTCGATGGGCCTTGAGGGGCAAAAATGGCGGGCGATAGCACTCAGTTTCTGATCGACTTGGCGGCGAAGTTTACCGGGGGGCAATCCTCGGTCGCGACGCTCGCCGAGCTCGGGGACAAGATGCTTTTTGCCGGCGCCGCTTCGACCGACTTCGAGAAGGTTGTGAAGGCGACCGCGGCCGCCGTCGATGAGTCGGCGGCCGCATTCAAAACTGCCAATGAGGCGCTCGCGGTCGGGCAAACCGAATACGACCAACTCGAATCGGCCGCCGAGCGCGCTTCGAAGTCCGTCGAGAAAATCAACCAATTGGTCGCCGACCAAGCGGCGAAGCTCGCCGCGGCGCAAAAGGCCGGCGACGAGGGCGGCGTCGAGCGCGCCTCGGCAAAAATGGCGGTGCTCGCCGAGAAGCAAGCCGACGCGGGCAAGAAAGCCGAGGCGGCCGCGCTGTCATTCAAGACAGCGGCCGCCGCGCTCGACGTGCTCAAGGCAAAGGCGGCCGGCGCCGAGCAGATGCACACGCACCTTGCGAAGGGGCTCGAGAACGTCGAGGCCGCCGCCGAGAAAGCCAAGAAGGCCGAGGCCGACGCCGCGGGCTCGGGAAGCCTCAAGGAGTTGTCCTCGGGGCTCGCCAAGATCGGGGGGCCCGCCGCGGCCGCGACTGACAAGGTGATCGGGCTCGCCGAGGGCTTCAAAAAACTCGTGAGCTCGCTTGGATCCGCGGGCGGTTACGTCGCCATCGCCGCGGGCATCCTCGCGATCGCCTCGGCCGCCGTCGTCGCGACCATCGCGATCACCAAATGGGGCGTAGCGAACGCCGACGCGAATCGAACGACGTCGCTCCTCGCCGCTGGCATCGCGCACACCGTCGCGGGCGGGCAAGAGCTCGAGGCAACGATCACGAAGCTCGGCGACGTCGTGCCCCAATCGCGCGAAGAGCTTACCGCGATGGCGAGCGACCTCGCGAAGGCCGGATTTCGCGGCAAGGATCTGTCGAATCAGCTCGAGATCGCGGCCGTCAAAGCTGCCCAACTCAAATGGGGCCCCGAGTTCTCGAAGCAACTTCTATCACTCGACGTCCAAAGCCGGCGGCTACACGACAACTTGGCCGACACGTTCGGCGGACTCAACATCGAGAAGCTTCTCGGCGGCATTCAAACGCTCGTCGCGCTCTTCGACTCGACGACCGAAAGCGGCCGCGCGCTCAAGTTTCTCTTCGAAGCGCTTTTTCAGCCGATCGTCGATGGTGCCGGCGATGCCACGGTGAAGATCGAGCGGTTCTTTCTTTACGGCGAGATCCTCGCGCTCAAGGCCTATATCGCATTGAAGCCCTACCGGTCGGAGATCGAAGCCCTGGGCAAGGCCTTCGTGATTGGATCGGCGATCATCATCGGCCTTTTCGCCTATGCGGTCTTCGCCGTGATCGCGTCGGTGGGCTTGCTCATCGCCGAGATCGGCGCCCTGGCCGTCTATCTCTATGACCTCGGCGGCGCCATCGTCGGCGGCGTGTCGGACGCCTTCCATTTGCTCAATCAATACATCCTCGATCTCGTCGACATCGGCGGGCAGATGATCGACGGGCTCATCAACGGGATCACCGGCGGCGCCAAGAAGGTGGCCGACTCCATGGTTGGCGTCGTAACGGGCGGCGTGAGCGCGGTCGAGAAGGCGCTCGGGATCGGCTCACCTTCCAAAGTCCTCTACGACATCGGCGCGGACACCACGGCGGGCTTTACCGGCGGCGTCGATGACACTTCGGACGACGCGCAAGCCTCGCTCGCCTCCATGGTCGCCCCGCCGAAGGGCGCCCCGCCGGGCGCGAGTTCGGGCGGCGGAAACGTAATCAACATCGCGATCACCATCGAGGGGCGGGGCAAGTCCGACGATTCGATTCTCGACGAGCTCGAGGATCGGCTTCGCGACATCTTCGACGTTGACTCTCTCACCATCGGGGGCGGCGAAGTGCCGGCGACGCCGTAATGCCCAACCCGATCGACAACGAGGAGCTTTACGACTCGATCGAGCTCGCCGGTGTGCGCTCGCCGGGCTTCGTCACGTTGTCGGGCCACGATCGCGTCGAAAAATGGGACGTGAAGAGCGCCGACGGCGCGGGCGGCGCGCGAATGACGTACAAGGGCGACGAGATCGCGCAATTCCAAGCGTCGTTCTATCTCGTCAAGGATCCGGTGCTCGACCTCGACGAGTTCGCAGCATGGGAGAAATTCGCTGCGGTCATTAAGTCGTCAATCATCGCGACGGGCAAACCGAAGGCGCTGAAAATCTACCATCCGGATTTGGCCGCCAACGACATCAAGAGCGTTTGCAAGGCGTCGATCGGGGGCATGCAACACGACGGAAAGGGCGGCGCGACCGTCGTCGTCAAATTCATTGAATACCGCCCACAGAAGCCCGCTTCGGGCGTCCCCGTGAGCGCGAAGCAGACCAAGCCCGATCCGAACGCCGACCTCAAGGCGATCGTGAAATCGCTCACCGACGAGGCAATGCGGCCATGACCACGGCAACGATCGCCGGGCACAGTGTCACGCACGCGCGCGTCCACCTTCCCGCGTGGGGCGTTCCATGGGCCGAGGTCGGCCTCGATGAAGAAGCGACCTTGACGGGCGCGGTGAAGCTCACGATCGCCGATCTCGAGCTCGTCGGCACCATCATGTCGGGCGGCCCCGGGCCGAAGGGGCGATCGCGCTACCGCTTCGCGTGCGGCGCGGGCACTTGGGGTAAGACGCTGCCCGCGAAAGGCTACGCCAACGACGCCGGGGTGAAGGCCTCGACCGTCGTAGGTGACGCGGCGCGCGAGGCCGGGGAGCCCCTCGACGCCGCGAGCTTGCCGGCGACGCGCCTCGGGCCCGCGTTCGCGCGCGAGTCCGGTGTTGCCGCGCGCGTCCTCGAGCAATGCTTTCCATCGGGCTGGTACGTCGGCGCCGACGGGATCACGAGGATCGGCGCGCGCCCCGCGGCGGCGCTTACCGGAACCTTCGATGTGCTCACCGTCGACAAGGCGTGCGGCACGGTCGAGCTCGCGTCCGAGCTCATCGCACGCATCGTGCCCGGTGTTGTCGTCGAGGGCCTCGAGGCCGTTGACGTGATGCACGAGCTCGAGCCGGGAAGCTTGCGCTCGACGCTTTGGGGCAAGGGGATCGCGCCGACGACGCGCCGACTCGCCGCGCTTCGCCGGCTCATCGAGCAACTCGATCCGCGGCGGCGCTTTCGAGGGACGTTCGAATATCGCGTTGTCCAGCAACAGGGCGAACGGCTGTCGCTTCAACCGGTGCGCGTGTCGGTCGGCATGCCCAATTTGCAACGCGTGTTCGTGCGCCCCGGGGTGAGCGGCGTGCGCTCCGATGTCGCGCTCGGCGCGCGCGTCCTCGTGACCTTCGTGGACGCCGACCCCGCGCGCCCGATCGTCGTCGGCTTCGAAGATGCTGAGGGGACCGGGTTTCTGCCGACGCAAACGGACATCGACGCGACGGCGGCGTTGAATGTCGGCGAGACCGCGCTCGTCACGAAGCTCGCCAACGGAACGCTCGGGCTCGCGCGACAGACCGACGCCGTCGTTGCGGGCCCGTTCGCCGGCACCATCACAGGGCCGTGCTCCTTGCGCGTGAGGTGCGGATAATGCCCCTCGACCATTCGCGACTTGCCGCGGCGATCCGCGCGAACATGCTCGCCGACGAATCCATCGGCGCCGTCGACGCGGAGCCGCTCACGGCCATGTGCAACGCGATCGCGTCGGCCGTCATCACCGAGATCACGGGAAACGCCGTCGTCGTGCCGACGCTCCTCGTCGCGCCGTCGGGCGGGGGGCCCGTCACCGGAACGGGGGCGGTTACATGACGCAACCGGCCGATTTTGGCACCGATCTCTCGTCGGGCGCCGTCGACATCGATGAGACGCGCACCGTAACGGGCATCGAGCTCGTCGCGCAAGATGCGCTTTGGCGCCTTCAAACCCCGCGCGGCATGGGGATCCTCGAAGAGGACGCGCCCGATTACGGGATCGACCTTCTCGATGCGATCGGCTCGGTCGAAACCGACTCGGACCTTGCCGCGCTGCCCGACAAGATCGAGGGCGAGCTCACTGAGGATCCGCGCATTCTCACGTGCGACGCGGTGATCACGCGCACCTCGAGCGGCCCCGCGGTCGCTTACGACATCAAGATCACGTGCGAAACCGCCGACGGGCGCTTTGCCCTCGTCGGTACCTCGGACGGCGTGACGTTGGATCTCGCGGTTCAACTCCTACCGGCGGCGGCGTAACCCATGATTTTTCTGATCGCCTTTTCCGATCTGCTTTCGACGAAAACGCTCGATGAGTGGAAGAAGACCATCGTCGACACGGCGACGCTCGTCGGACTTCAAACGACCAATTGGATCGCCGGCGGCTACACGCGCACGCTCGTCGCCCTCTTCGCGCGGCTCTACCAGACCGCGGGCGACGTCGTAAAAATCATCGCGGCGAGCGGCTTTCTCGACACCGCTACGGGCGCATGGCTCACGCTCCTCGCGAAGCAGGTCTTCAACGTCGATCGCATCGAAGCCGAGTTCGCGGCCGCGGATGACGGCATCAAGCTCACGAACACCGGCGGCGGCCTCTACGACATCGAAGAAAACGACATCGTCTTTAAAAACAGCGCGACGGGCAAAACCTATCGCAACACCTCGGCGGGCACCCTCTTGCCCGGTGTCGGGCAGATACTTCGCCTCGACCTCATCGCCGAGGAAGCGGGCAGCGGTAGCAACTCGAGCGTCGGCGCAATCGACGACTTCGTTACCACGGGCTTCGAAGGCGTCACCGTAACGAACGAGGTCGCGCTCATCGGCATCGATGAAGAGAAGGATCCCGACCTTCGCGAGCGGTGCCGCGATTCGCTCGCGACGCTCGCCGTCGCCGGCATCAAAAAAGCTTACGAATTTGTCGCGAAGAGCGCGCGCCGGCCGGATGGCTCGGTGATCGGCGTGACGCGCGTGAAGGTGCAAACGCCGGTCGGCGATGGAACGCTCACCGTCGATCTCGCGAGCGCAAGCGGCGCCGTCGCGTCCGACGACGTCGCGATCATCCAAACCGAGTTCGACACGAAGGTCACTCCCTACGGCTTCAACGCGACGGCCGAAAGCGCGACAAATCAGAACTTCACCGCGGCGAACACGATTTGGATCCCGAGCTCGCTCGGCCTTTCCGACACGCAAGCCAAGCAAGCGGTGCTCGATGCGCTTACCGCCTACTCGTTGACGTTGCCGATCGGAGGGGTCGTCATCTCCGGCGGCGGCAAGATCTATTGGCGCGCGCTCCTCGGCGTGATCGAGGGTTCCATCTCCGGCACCATCAAGGCCCAACTCGTGAGCGAGTCGGACATCTCGGTGCCGAGCAACAACGTTCCCGTCTTCACCGGCGTTCTGGCCGACACGACGGTTGTCCAAGTGGCGGGCATATGACGACCTTCCGCGACGCCGCTTGGATCCTCTCGCCCTCGCGTCTTCGCACGACGCGGGCGGCGCGCATGGTCTACGCCTTCATCGGCTATCCGCTCGACGTGCTCGCGCAAGCGGCGAAGGAAGCCGTCTCGGCGCGCTTCCCCTCGAGCTGCCCCGAGGACGCGCTTCCCTACCATTCGCGCGATCGCGGCATCACGCGCGGGCCCAACGAAACCGCCGTGAGTTTCCGCGATCGCCTCTTGCACTGGATCGACGTGTGGCGCGGCGCTGGCGTCGGCCGCGCGATGCTCGATGAGATCGCCGCCTTCCTCGCCCCGCGCACGTGTCGGATCCGGATTTGGACGCAAGCCGGTATCGTCTACACGCGCGAGGCCGACGGCTCTTTCACGATCGATCACGTCGCAACCGGCCTTTGGAATTGGGACGGGCACCCCGAGCTCTTCGCGCGATTTTGGGTTGTCATCTATTCGACGGGCGGCGTGCCCTGGTCACGCGACGGCACTTGGGGCGACGGCGAGAAATGGGGCGACGGTGCGCCCAACGCGACATGGGGATCGACCGCGACAACGACCGAGGTCGCCGTGATCCGGCAGATCATCGGCGATCGAAAGCCCGCGGCGTCGATCTGCCCGAAGGTGATCATCGCGTTCGATGACTCGATGATGGCGCCCTCCGACACCGCGCCGCCGCTGCCCGATGGCACATGGGCGCACTATTCGAAACTCGTGATGGGCGTCCAAGTCCCCGCACGCGATAGCCGCGCCATCTATTGGCAAGGGGTGAAGTGACATGTCCGAGACCTACGCTGGCGTCAACAGTTACGCGGTCGAGATTACGATTCCGGACGACGGCGACGACAAGGCCGTTGTTTCCGTCGATGTTTCGATCGAGGGGCTCGCCGATCGAACGGCCTATTTGAAGGCGCGACTCGACGGCACGAGCCCGGGCGCGCATCTCGACACGCCGACGATCGACGATCCGACGTTGACGGGCACGGTCGCCGTGGGCACCGCGACGTTTAGCGGCACCGTCACCGGCGACGGCGGCGCGAGCTTTCCCGGCGTCGTGAGCGTCGGTGCTCTTGCGGAGAGTGAGGCGCTCGTCCCCGATTCGGATGCGACGGCCGCGGTTCCTGCAAAGGCCACCTATCTCGCCATCATTCTCACGGGCGATCGCATCTTTCAAATGGACTTGGGACTGCCGGGGCAGCGCGTGCGCTTCGTCAGTTTCGAAGCCGCTCACACGCTCACGATCAAAAATCAAGCTGGCGTCGTCATGACGGATCCGTCTGGAAATAGCCTCATCCTCAAGGCGGCGGCCGCGGGCTTCTTCAACTCGCTGGAGATCATGTTTTCCCACGTCGCAGGGGATAAGTGGATCTACATCGGCGGCGTTCCGAACTAGGGGCAAAAAATGAGCTGGCTCGATCCGATCATCCTTTGGTTCAAAAACGGGCTGCAATTGCCCGTGCACCGGCGCGTCGCGCTCGGCGATCACCTCACGATGGTCGAGGATGCCGCCAACGATCAGCTCATTCTCGACGGCCTTCCGCCGCCCGAAGGGTCCGCGCCGAAAGTCGTCACCGTGTCGGGCGCCGATCATTCGTTCAA